AATTGTTTATACTCTTCCTTTATTATATTTGAAAGAATATTAATGTTATAAACATCTTTACCAATTATATTAATACTAATAGCTTTATTAACCATCTTAATGATAGTAGATAAACCTATACGTTTTAATTTCTCAATCGATCGATATTTATCTCCTAGTATAGATAATATAAATGGATAATATTGAGCATTGATATTCTTATCATTAACAATTTTACTTTCAAGTTTTAGTTCAGTAATAAGATTTTCTTTACTGATAACATAACTATCATCTCTTTTTGGTCTAATAATATAGAAGTTTTTACATGCATATTGATAATCGTACTTATCTGTAGTTACAATGAAATTAATATATTCCTCATCTGAACCTTTCGTTATTATGTGAGGTATGAGAGATGATTCTATACCATCACCTTGAATGAGATATACACCCTCCACGTACTCTAATATGATTTTAGTGAAGGGTATGGATTCGTTTAATACTGAATTTAATACAAAATTATTTGGATCGCCTGAATACTTATGTTGATAATAAGATCTATACTCAGGTAATACTATATGATTTTTATAATGCTTAGTAGATGGATTTCCTGTATAAATATAAACCTTTGAATATACCTTATTCTTTGTGAAGAAGAGTCTATAATGTGCAGCTAGATTAATTATATTGCTTATTAACTCAAACGATCTGTCTTCTTTAACTTTTAAATATTGATCTATACTAGAACTAGATAACTTATTAATAACTGATTCTAGATTAATAAATATATTAAACTTAGATGTATTACCAATATGAGAACAATGTTTATCCATTAATTCGTCCAGCTTTTTAAATTTGACTTTAAACATATTAAAGATAATATCCAAGGGAATCACCAACCGCCCCTATTGTTTTATTTCGATCACGTAATTCTCATCTGTATTAAGATATGTATTATTATTTGTAGTTATAGTAAACCGATTCCTCTTTTTAGCTACAGCTTTCTCAAGTAATTCCAATGATCCATAATCATTTTCTAATAATAAATCAATCAATTTGTCGACTTCTTCATCAGTTAAACTAATACCTTTACCTGCTCTATGATCAGATAAATTCATACTACGTATATCTAAGGATGGTGGTTTATCATTCCAGGCAATACGCGCAACCAGTTTACACCAGTCGTGCTGATCACTCTCTTTTAAAGATCCAATAAATTCAACTATTTCAAATTTAATTTTTTCAGGTTTTTCTTTCTTTGCCATACATAATCCCCTCTACAAAAAAATTAAAAAGATATGTGTTACCACATATCTTTTTATTCAGTATCCGATTAATCTTCGATACGGGAAATAATATTTTGAAGTTTATCAAGGCCGCCAGAATCTTCCCGATCTAAGAACTTGTTTGTTTTGATCACAGTTAAGATACTATCCCGTTTCTTAATCCGGGCGATTTCAGAAATTGTAATCGCTTGGCTTCTTGGATCGACGGCAAACATTATGCCGATAACTTTGAAGATACTACATTTGAAGTAAATGACATGTTCTCTTGGATTCGAGTTGATCTTGAAATCTCTGCAAATAGGCTGCATTGCCTCTTTTAACTCAGGGGAAATTTGATAATTTCCCTCTTCCATTCGACTGGCAAGGGCCGAGGAAATTTTATGCATTCCGGTATTAACATCCCTGGACTTATCATCAATAAATACGTATAATGACATTTCTGGACGAGCTGATCCGTCGCGGACAACATTAGTCCGTACACCTGAAACACGATCAATTTTACATGTATCTACCAGATAGCTGTATAGGAATTCCTCTACTGCGGACCCGGTTATGTTATAGACAACACCAACTGGATCGATCTCGACATTTGTTTCGAGTAAATTGTTTGATTTCTTTAAAGTTTGATTTACACTCATTACAACAACCTCCTACTTTTATTAATCTTTTGTTATGGGAAATATAACTTTATATTATCTGTCTTAATAATATATAATTGAAATTAACGTTATCTTTTTACACGTTCGTAATCCTCCTTTATAAGTTTAATTATTATAATTCCCCAGTCGGAATTACTACAGTATATACATATAGTCCCATTATCAATATAACGTGTCTTTATGGTTTTACCAAAAGAATGTACTGAATCCGATTTTGATTTATAACTATATGCAGAAGCATATGCGTCACCATCCAAGGCATTCATACCGAATAAATTATTCTTATCTCTAGCAATAGGTGAAGTGCCATTACCACTTTCTAAACGAGCAACTGCTAATGTAAAGAAACCATTAATCTTATATTTATCTTCAACATCAAGTATTGATTTCTCAATTCCTTCTAATTCAGTATCTTTAAGTAATAACCTTAAATCGTTAATAGTTAGATTTGATCGGGTCCGTATGTCTAAAGTTGTGGAACGTATAAAATCTAAAGGTAACGATCCTCTAGATATCACGTACTTCTTAATGTTTTCATTATATTTATTTATAGTTATTAAGTAGTCAGAATGAATAAATCCATCCTTAGTCTGATACCATGTTTCCGACTTATTAATAACTTCAAGTTTTTGATCTCTAACATATTGAGTAATCTTTTCGGATTCAATAGACGGTGCACTACGTACATTGAGGATATCAGTATCAACATAATAAAACTCACTAATTAGTACGGGTTCGGTAATTTTAGGTTCATCCACTTGTGCTATAGTTTGGATTTCAGTAGGTGCATTGTTTTGAGTAGTGGACGGGGACGATATATTATTTGTATTATACCTAAATGATAAAAATATTAAAGATGTGAGAATAATATATGTTATAGTCATTAAAGTTATTTCAATAGATTTATTTGTTTTAATCCTTTTTAACATTATTATAACAGCTCCTTTTAATTTCTTTCTTTATAGATATGTTTTAGATGTAGTAAGTAATAAAAATTGTGTACATTCAGATTTACTGAATGTACACAATTTTACTTATGCAAGCATAATTGTTTTGAATAATTTCTTAATTCCTAATATTGAATCATGTGATATATTTATTACTAATGAGCCATAACCTCCATCCTCATAGAATTTAGTAAAATCAAATTTAGGATCAACTTTCTGTATTTCTTTCAAATATGTTTTAAAATCATTGATTGCAAAAGTACGAGCTTTTTCTGCATCTATACGTTGATCATCAGTGATTCTTGTTTTTTTATTGTAAATTACATCACGTTCAATAATACTAATTAGAGCGAATAAGAATGCTAAGTTCTTTTTAGCAGCATCATAGTTTTTAGTTTTTAGATTAACTAATAATAATCGATGATTATCTGCGTACTCATCCATATATGATTTCTTCGGTTTCATTTCATATCTAATATTACCTTCTTTATCGATGTCTAACCCTTCAGTTAATATATTACTTAATAACAGAGTATTCTCCTTTTCATTCATCAGAATATTTATTTTACTTATAGTCATAGGAGTTAATTTACTGGGATCAGTAGTTGTAAAGTTATTCTCAACATTCAGATTCTTACAATCATATAATTTGATCATTATAACCTCTCCTGCAATATTAGTTTTACCTAGTATATACAATTTATCTTTATTGATACCAAAATATATATCACTACCATATTTATCATGGGTCATATATATATTATCAAGTAAATTTCTTAGGCCTGTAAAGGTTAATAAATCTTTACTATCAAGATACAAACTATAATCTTTATTGTAATATTTAATGTTTCTACTAAGTATCATTTCTGGTAAATATTCAATTATATTGAATATATCAATATTATCTCTAGGTACATCTTTTAATAGAAATGTTTTATCGTCATTAAACTGATCTCTAACACAACTTATTTGGTTGGTCATCATTATAATATTTATTTGATTTTTAAGTTGATCTTTCAGATTGTTTAAATAATTCTTAGTATTAAGTAGATTCATATCGGAGGATTTAAGAACAGAATCCATTATCTCTTTTGGAAAACTTAATATCGATAACATAGAAGACTCCTTATCTTTAATAGAACTGAGGAAATCATTTAGATGATCTTCCATAGATTTAAGAGTATCGAATGAAATAATTTCTTCACTATTTATACTTAACTCACGCCGATGAATGTAGCAATCAAAGAGAACTTCTTGAACTTTTCTTTCAATATGAAATATGTTACAGCTAAAATGATCTATTAAGTTTTGCAATATACTAATCTGCGCTTTAATATTTTTATCAGTTCCTGATATTTTAGCATACATAGTATAACAGATATCTGATATAATATTGTAGAATATCTCATTATCCTCCTGAGTACTTGGACCTACAATAAAATGTCCATATAGAAAAACCGTTGTATATTGATTCTGCATTATCATATTTAATAAACGTAGAGGATTCATCATATGTAAACCAGATTCAATATCATTTTTGCATGAAGTGACTAATTGTGGAATAATATTTTCTTGTAAGCTTTTTTCAAAATCCAATAATTCTCCTCCACTAGTCATCATTTTAGATTGTATATCATCTAATATTTCAGAAACTTTAGTATTGATATTACCATATTCAGGAATATCAACTAATCCCTCTAAAGCAAGATGATTAGTTGATCCCAAAGATTCAGTAATTATATGCTTATCTGCATATTTATAGAATGGATTATCATGATTAATCTTTATTTTCATATTTAGAAGTTTAGCCCTTTTATTGATATTGATAGCTAAAACCTTCTTTTGAAAAGCTGGACAGAACTTAAAAAACTGAATAGCTTTTCTGATATGATCTTCATCATTTAATGGATATTTTCGTTGCACTGGTAAACCGAAACTATCTTCAGGTAATTCTCTTCTATCTTTAGCTGATAACAGATTCTCATTAATTCCCATGAAGTTATAAATCTTTTGTTTATCCATCATATAACAACCCCTATCATATATTTATTTTAATACATTGTTCGATAACATGCTTTTAATAGATTTTGTATGATCCCGTAAATTAACTTTTACAAAATCGTATCCAACCAAGTTTGGGTAAACGTATTGTATTATCTTTTATAAGAATACTTCTATTCTTATTAGCATTAGTTCGATAACTTTGTTTTGGCCTCTTCTTACTCTTAAATTTTGGAAAATTTGTTTTCTCTTTAAAGAATTTTTGATAAGCATTATCTAAATCTCTTATTGATTGTTGAAGGGACACAGAGTCAGCTTCTTTCAACCATGGATTAATTTTCTTTAATGCTGTTAATTCTTTACTACACATATTATAAGTAAAAGTGGTTTTATTAATCTCATAATATTCAATTTTTAAATTAAGAAAATAATTATATACGAATCGAGTACACCCCATTATTTTATCAATAATATTACTTTGTTTCATTATTAGGATATATACGAAATTTAAATGATTTATACATTAATAATATTTCACCTCCACTTTAATTAAGTGTTATTAATGTAATAACACTTAATTAAAGTTACGTTTCAACTATATATTATATGATTGGAATAAATAATTAGGAGGAGTTAAAATGTCAACAAAACTTAAAAATCGTAATAAAAAAATTATCGATAGGTATAACGCCGGAGAATCTGTTATTGAGTTATGTGAAGCATTCAATCTTTCACATTGTAGGATCAATGAAATAGTTAGACAAATGACTTGGGTGAAATTAGATAAGAGTCTAGACAAAAAAGGAACTGGGCCAAATTTCTTAAAATCAACAATTCAAGATTTAAATTTATCTACTTTAACTGTAAATAAATTATTCAGACTAGGTATATATACTATTGATGATCTTGAAAGTAAATTACCTGATATCGAGAACGATCAATATCTAAGTAAAAATATCATTATTAATATTAAGGGTAGTTTAGAAGTATATAAGAACAATTTAGGTTTAAGAAATGTCACGTGATAATTTATATGGGCGAAATTTACAAATATTTAAAAAATATAGTTTAGGTGAGTCTAAGGAAAATATTTCTGCTGAATTTAATATAACTAAAATTCAAATTGGATGTATTATTAAACGTATGATTTCAAAAGCAAAAACATCTAAGCGATTAAACACAAATGATGATTTACATAAATTTATATCTGGTAGTATATATGAATTAGTAATATCTTCTTATTTAATAGATAAACTAATTGCATATAATGTATTATATATTGATGATTTAGAAAATGTTTTGATGGATATGAAAGAATTCAATTATTTAAATGAAAAGAATATTATTACATTACGAAGTGAAATTAAAAGATTTAAAAGAAAGAGGTTATTGTATGAATGATGATTATGAGGTTTCTCCGATAGTATGTAGTTTTATGAATAACTGGAGATTTAAAAGCTTTGCATTGGGAATACATTTATCTAGTGAAAGTTTTGGGACATATAGAGAGTATTATATATTATTATCGCTAACGTTTTGGCAAGTTGCATTAGGTGTCAGGTTACGAACTCTTTAACAGATAATCATGTTCATTTTCATCTATATATTATACGATTAGTTAGATATAAAAATAAAGAGGAGTGTGGCCCACAGATGAAAATCAATTTTAAAGAATTATCCTATTACAAGAACGTAGCTAGACAATTAGGTAACAGAAATGAAATCGTAGAAACTATTCCGGTTTGTTATTCATATGAACATATTTCAAAAATCGCAGTTATGGGAATATTAGGTAGATTACAGCGTATGTTGCAAATCAAGAAGGTTCACTTCTTCATTGAGAGTAACTGGCTGAATGACATAAATGGTAAATGTGACTTCGTTATCAATGCAAATCCAGTTCAGGTGGAATCTAAATACAGTTATCAGAACCTCATAAACTATGAAGATTGTTCCATAGAATTTGATGAGTCTGGTATAAGTAATCTAAATACCATATTAGCATATGTTGGTAAATGTTTTAAAATTGATGATCATGTTGCAAAAGACGTTAATGCCTTATGGGATAAATACATGCGGCATTATGGTATAGTTGAATAAACCTTTACTTAAGAGAATGAATAATATGGAATTAATTCCATATTATTCATTCTCTAATATTTATTTTTTTTTATAAATCGGGAGTTATTTGTCTAACAATAGCATCTACTTTTTCTTTAGTATAAATCATCAATTTACCTCAATCGATTCCCTGACTATAAATATAGGTTTAGATACTTCACCATCTTTGGATTCAATAAAGTTCTGTTTACTTTTCATAAGAAATTCAAAGAAAGGCTCATAATTCTTATTGAGTATTTTAATATAACTAAATTCTTTTTGGCTCATAAGAATTTCATCTTTTAGTTTCTCCTTGACATCATCCACAGCTTTAATCTTCGGGTGGGCGTTTCTGTTACCCTCACCCGATTTTATTTCAATCTCAAGATTAAGTGATGGTATAAATACATCCGGAAAATAAAATTTCGTTTGTCCTTCATATTCATAATAATATTGGTGAGGACTTGGGCTCATAATATCGTTTGAATCCCACTCCATCAATATATCAAGTAACTTTAAAAAGTCTAATTCATAAGTACCAGTATATATCATTTTTGTATTATCGGTCCAAATATACTCACCTGATATACTCCTATTGGCTAACATTTTTTTTTGTTGATCTGGACTATTTAATAAATGAATCTTACCGTATTTACCGATCATTCTTTGTTTAAATATATCTCGATATTTAATTTTACATTTACGCTCAGGCACATCACAAAACCTATTATATTTACCAGTTATCGGATTCCATCTAGTTGAGTTTTTACATATTATACAATCACCATGTTCTCTACCAGTTTTCAATGCATAATAATATTGTTGTGGTATATAATTTTTAGGTATAGATTCATTATGTTCCTCATCAATATGACTATAGACATCTTCCAATTCATTAAATTTACCATTACAGATAGGACATTTTATACTCATTAAAAATCCACCATCCTTAGATTTCATATTAAGTATTTGTTTTCTACATTTATGGGAATCGTATACTCAATGTATTTAACTATATATTATACTCATAGATTAATAGAAAGAGGTAGTTAAAATGACTAAAAAAGAATTCTTTAAACGGAGAACTTCCCTACAATGTCTACAAATATTCTTTAATGCTTTTGTATCAATGTCTATAGCTAAATTAATATTCGATAATATCATAACAGGCCTTATTCTATTTCAATTAATTCAAATGTCTTCACAAGGAGTATCTTTAATATGGACAACATATTTAACCAATAGTCGAACCCGTTCTCTTGAATGGCAGAAAAGAATTCTTCCATATTATACTAAAATGAAATATTGTTTAGTTGTACTTAATCTAATATACCTGTCAATCGTATTAACAACTGGGTTTAAATATTTATTTTTAATGATGTTCATCTTTATGTTTCTCAATCCACTTATGGGTTTAATAAATGGTATTGAATCTAGAGTAGAAACCATAATAATGGATGCTAAGCATGTTGAAGATGTTACTTACTTATCATCACGGAAAGGTATATTTACTACATTATCAAGTATTGCCGGAACGGGATTTTCTTCAGGTGTATTATGGTTTACTGGTGCAACTGTATTACCATTATCAGTTTGTGTGATAATACAGCAAGGTATTAATATTATCGATGAAATTGAAATGAGTGGATATATACATAAATATATGAAAGAATTAAATGAATACTATGATACTCAGATAAGTGAATTAGGTGGTAAGAATAAATATAATGAAGTTATTATGAGTGATGAGATTAATATCGCATAAAAATAGCTAAGGCTATTTTTTTTGTATTAATAAGCTTAATCCTTAATTCTATCTAATTTCGAATACATATTAATAAATAATACAGTATTTGTATATGCTCAGAGGAGGTGATTTTATATTGGCAGGTTTCGGATCGGAAATTGTTTTTGGTCTAGATAATTTTCAACAACAAAAAGTTTTAAGTAGTAAAGATTCTATAGTTCAGGTTTTATTAAACTTATTCTTTTTACGTCCTGGAAATATTCCAAGTTTACCATGGATTGGTATTAATATCAGATCATATCTATATAAGTTTGAAGAACAAATCGATGCCGAAGAACTAAAAGAAAAAATATATAATCAATGTAATGCTTTAGTTCCATATTTAAATCTGGGTGAAGTAAAAGCTTTTGTTGCATCTTATAATGAGAAATCTGTCTTAATCATTGTAATTCCTATAATCATTGATGGTGTTACAACTGATGTTCTTTTCGGTTTTGGTAAAAATTCTGCGGGTGAAACATTGTTTAATTATCAATTTGATAATACCGCGAATTAAAATAATAAGGGGGATTTAAATTGAGTGGTATGGATGACGAAAATGTATTAAGAGATACTGGGATGGATTTAAGCCAGCTAAAAAAAACTGCAACTCAGATAACTAAACCAACTGATACTGATGAGGATCTTACAGTATCCATTGGAAGTGATTGGGCTTCAGGTATTAAAATACACCAACCAGTAGTTGTTAATACTGATATCCCACAACTGCCTAATGATGGGGTAAGTTTATCTGATAAAAACCAAGAATCATATGATGGTCCAGGTCTTGTTATTAACACGAATGAATTGGATCAGCAAGTGCAAAAAGCACCAGCACCTCCTGGCTTATCATACGATGTGATGGATAGTATTGGTGAATATATGCAGGAATATGATAAAGATACAGCCGAGATTATAGCCAAAAAGGAAGAGGAAGCTAAACAGAAGAAATTAGATGATGACGAAGAGTCGGATGAAATGACACAAGATGAATTTGATCGCACTTATAATGAAGCAGTAGTTATTATTGATAAAACCGGAATGGGTAATGTAATTAATTTCACAGATGCTGAAAGAGATAAACTTGAACGGGCTAAAAAGATCATACTTGAAGAAGTTGAAACGATAAGTCTGAAAACTATTAAGAGTAAAAAGATTAAGAAAAAAGACGGTCTTGAAACTCTTATCAAAAGACATTCTAATATACATTCAACCCCTATAGTATTATTAGCATCCGGTTATACGGCCACGATACGAGGATGTTCAACGTATGAAGTAATGGCGTTAATGAACGATTCTCAAAATGCATTGTTAGATACTGAAAAGAAATGGTCATTGATCCATTCTAAAATAGAAGATACCAGTATTGGTAAGATGGAATACAATGATTTCCTCCACCATACTGCGGCCATTGATTATAACATATTCTTATATGGTTTACTATGTGCAACTTATCCAGATGATGATAAAATCACATTGAAGTGTGAAAAATGTCCTACAGAATTCAGTCATCTTTATTCGGTAAAATCATTAATCCGGGCTGAGAAAATGACTGAAGCTATGAAGCACACAGTTTCCAGCACAATTGATGCATCACATTCAGTTGAAAGCGCCAAATCACATTATGCAGAAGCTCCGGTTAGTAATACGAAA